CCGCCACCGTTGGATCCACCTCCACCAGCACCGCCACCACCGCCGTCTCCGCCGCCTTTGTTGGCACCACCTCCACCATTACCTATACCAATTCCGCCACTAGTTCCACTAAATCCACCAGCACCACCTCCATTGCCTCCAGGGCGTTGTGGTCCTTGGCAAGCAAAGGATCCCCCGCCGCCACCACCACCGCCGCCAGCGACTGCTACTAGTGTTCCTCCTAGATAAAATGCTCCTGCAGCACCTCCACCTCCACCACATCCAGACCATCCACTAGTTCCATCAGCACCTCCAGTACCACCATCACCATTAATAGGACCATTTTGTCCACCAGGACCACCATTAACAGCACCAGAACCACCAGGACCATTAGATCCAGCATATCCAATATATCCAGCAAATGAACGTGCCGATGATGAAGATGGTACACTAAAATTTCCATATCTTCCATTACCACCACTGCCACCAGGACCGCCAGCATCAGAACCGCCCGAACCTCCTTTACCGCCACCAATTTGAAAAGATATACCAATGGCACCAGCAGGAATAACTCCCGAAGTTCCACCGAAAGAAAAACTAACAGTTACATTTTGACTAGACATTAGATTTACCTCTGGGTATTTACCACTTACCTATTGGACATGCTGCAATAGGAAATAATACCTTTGCTTTCATGAAACAACCACATTTTCTACATTGTCCTGTAGAAGATCTAAACTCAGGACATGTAGCACATATATCCATGCGTTCTCTGCCCTTTTGTTGTACCTTTTTTAAAAACGACATAATATTAAAATTTAATTACATATAATACAATGATGAACGGTGTTGTAGCTCTATCTAATTTTTTAAAATTTTCTGTACCAACATTTACAGTAGAATATACTCCATCAGCAGGAATATCAAAAGATTGGTGCTGATATTTAAAACTATGGTTATAAACTGAAGGTTTATCTATCCTATGAGTATGCTCGGATGGAAATGAATTACTGATATCACTAATTTCCATAAAGTTACCAGAACCAGAGTTACCTGATAACGTTCCTTGGTCTTTACCATCACCACCTGTAGAGTGCTGTGCGGTATAGTTTAGAATTCCAAGGTTAGATATTCCATGAGCATGACCCTGAATATTTTCAATATCTAGAAATTCAGTACTAGAAGTAGTGTCAAATGCATACTTAGGAGCAGACTTAAAATCATAATTATCAAATTGTTTAATACCTTCAAAAGTACCAAGAAAATCACATGTCAATTGTGTTCCTTCATTACAAAAAACTTCTACTGCTGGACCAACTCTAGTAGTTTCTTGATCATCTGCTAAAAAATTTATATAATCACCAACTGATCTGCTAGGAATGATAACTTTAGATCCAAGATCAGGTAACTGAAATTGTCCTAGATCATTAATGTCGGGATCAGCTTCACGTACAATACTACCAGGTTTAAAAAATTTAGTTTCACTACCAACTCCTAAAACTTCTGACAGTGCGTAAAATTCATCAGCATTTTTAATAGCACCATTACATGGCAAAAAACCACCTGGAAGATAATCTGTCCATGTCTGATTATTAGGATCAGTAACACTTTGGGTAAATGGAGTAGCATGGATTTGAATTGATCCTGTTACTCCACCATACATGGATTTGACTTTTGCGTAATTATTTGTATTAGATTTTCCCATTAGTATGCTCTAATTAAATACAGTGTAGTGACACCTGGTTGTGTAGTATTAAAGTTGATTTGCAGAACACCTTGGTTCCTAGTATTATCTAGGTTTAGATTTGCATTAGGAGCAGAAACATCAACTTGAAGACTAGTTTCTGGTTGCAAACCAGATCTTACAAAGTTAACTTCAAATTCTTCATGGGAATGTGGTCTAATAACATCTTGAACACCAGGAGATGCTTGATTTAAATTAAAATCCCAAGCGGGATTAGAATTAAATGTATCATATTCAAGTCTATTTGCGCTAGGAAAATCTACGTAATATGTGGTAAAACCAGCTGGAATTGCAACATCGCCACCACCAACTTTATATTTTCCAGTTGCTGCGAAATCGTCCGATCCTCCACCAGTGACACCACCCGAATAACCATTAATGTTTCCACGTTGATTGCTTGGTTCAGTTGTTTTAGTATTAATTGGATTCCATACACAGTTTTTTGGGGTCCAGTTAATTGGTGGACTTTCTGCATTAACACCACCAACAGTTCTACCTAGTGCTCCTTGACCAAAACCATTTTTTCCACGTTGCTGGTCATTCATATCAAATGACATTTCCAAAGTATCACCAGATGGACCTGGTTCATTATCAGTAACGTCTAATTCAAAATTAAATGTGACATTACTCCATGGAATAACACCTTCTCCAGGTCTAGCTACGTTAGTTGATCCAATGGTGGGAATATTTCTACCACCATGTTTATGTCCTTTCAAATGTGCTCTTCCTAGTTTTCTAGGTCCAAAGTACACAGTTTTAGAACCTTCTCCAGTTCCAGGGACCACAAAATTGCCAGAAATTTTTCCGCCGTAGAAGTAATTTCCTTCGGCAGTTTCCTCACGTTCATTTAGAGTAAAAACTACATCAGTTGCAATGTCATTGAATGTATTAGGGACACCGTTGTCAGTATTTGGTCCAATATATGGACTAATTTCTGTAAATGCAGTGGTGTCTTCATCGTGAGCTAAACCTGTATTACCAGTACCAAAATATGTTGTTTCAATATCACACAAAGGTCTGTTAATCAATGATGGAAGTACAATATCACCAGAATATGTAGGAAATGTACCACCAAAAGTTGATGGACCTGCATTATAAGTATCTTGAATTGTCCTAGCAAGTAGGGGAAAATCTCGTGCCGAAATAGTACTGCCGTCACATACAATCCAACCTGCTGGAATTTTGGAGATTGCTCCAGTCCAGGGCATGATTGTACCAATAGCGGCAGCCTTTGCTGTCTTAATTCCCTGATAGAAGGGCATAGAATTATACCTCGATTAAATACCAACCTGCTTTAGATGCAGGCGCTCCAGGATTTCCATCTGATGTGGAGATTCCTGCATATACTAAACCAAACGACGCATTAGGTGTCTGGACAACTAGTTCACCACCAGTATGTGAACCTGCATTCAGGTTAACAAGCGCAGTTCCTGTGTTAGATGTAGTTCCTTGAATAGGAGTTAACGCAAACGCACGAACAATTAGTGTTTGATTATATGTTAGAGTACCACCAATATCTATAATACGAATCATGTCGCCCATCTGTGGTGCAGATGGTAACTTAAAGATAGTGCCTCCAGAGATATTCAAGAAGTAGTTAGTATTCGCTTCACCAACAACGATAGAGTCTGCTGAGTACTCCCACTTCATAGCACCTGTAGGTGAGAAGTAGTTACTGATACCAGCGATGTTGACAGAACCATCATCATCAACTGCGAAGACTTCGTTTCCGTCCTTGTTAACAACTAGATCGCCACCGTTAACAACTAGATCACCTGCAATCTGAACATCTCCACCGAATTGCGATAGTCCATCACCAAGAGCAGAGAATGAACCATATGTTGTGAAGTCACCAGCACCATCCACTGTTAGACGTGGTGTAACTCCATCAGATGCAAAGATGTTGATGTTACCACCATTCATCAATAGGTCGCCAGTTGCAGAATCAACCTGGAAGGTTGTAAGTCCTGCACCGTTATTGATATTAAATACTTCAGCAAGAGGAACTGTTGCTCCATTTAAAGTAATGGATTTGTTAACATCCAGCGTACCTGTGGTTGCCGTGTTGCCAGTGTTACCATCAACAGTAAATCTGTTGTATCCAAGTCCCAATCCAAGTGAACCAGTAGCGATGATATCACCAGTAGTAGAATCAACTTCAAATGTAACTACTTCAGATCCTGGGATACCACCATCATTGATGGTTAGTTTTTGAACATCGCTAGCAATAACATCAGCAACAGAAACAAATTCAGATCCGCTGAGTCTCAAGAAATCTTGAGTAGTTAGTACACCACCGAATTCAGCAACACCAATTCTTACATTAGCAGTACCGTTACCGATACCAACAAATTCAGTCTGATCAAGTACACCATCAAGATTAACATCAGAACCAGTGATAAATGATGCTGCACTCTGCTTAATAAGTTTAGCAATTACAGTACCATACTGACCACCTGGGTGATCGGTCCAACCTTCATAATTATTTGCAGAAATATAATCACCAGTGCCTTCTTGTGCTCTCTCGACTGCAAGTCGGAAACCTTCAGGGTCTAGTGGGTTCGTTAGGTTAGTTAGACCAACAACACGAACAATTTCAGATTTTGCTTCGTTCTGAAGACCTGTAATAGTACTGCCACCATCTGGAGCTACAGTATTAGGTGTAGCAGGATTGCCACGATCAAGTAGGAGTAAATCACCAATAAAGAAGTCGGTTGCTGCAGGTGTAGAGATAGGCAGGTAATAAATGTTACCTGGGTCATTAACACCATTGATATCAAGAGTGATATCAGGAGCACCACCGCCTCCTAACGCAGAGTCAGGAAGTGTAAGTACATCGTTGTTATTATATCCTGAACCAGAAGAAGTAATGGTGATTGTTACAAGACCGTCGAATGCAACAAGTACGTCAAACTTAGCACCACCACCTTGACCACCTTGTGCTTGAACAGAACTGTAAGTACCAGCAGCACGTAGGTCATTAGGATCAGGAGTTTGAACATTATCAAAAGCAGCAATCTGTCCACCGCCAGCAAGGTCGTTTGTACCACCCCAGAGTGCGTTACCTGAAGTAACAATCTGTCTACCAGTAGACTGATACTTGTAGAAGTCAATGTTAGGAAGATCAAGACTTCCAACAGTGTGAGCAGAAATAGGTGTACTAAACCTACCTCTACCAATCTCAATAATACCAGCGTTAGTACCACCGTTAAGTCTAATGTTACCTTCTACTCTTAGTGATGCTTCAACACCCAGAGAGTTTCTGATAGTAGTACTACCACCAAGTGAACCAAGTTGTAGTTTGTTTGCACTGGTAAATGCATCTACTTGTGTAGTTCTGTCATCATTGAATAGAAGTGCTT